AAGGACATCAATCGACCAAATCAGAGTTAACTTAAATCATGTAGTTAAAACGAGCGAACAAGAGGTATTAGATGAGTTCTGCGGAGAGCTTTTAGATTCATTGGAGGTTTTATGCCAAATGGACTTAGAGTCGCTTAAATCGTTTAATAATGACATGAGATTATTTTTAGAACAACAATACAAGGAGGTAGAAAATGAAGCTAAGTGATTACAGAAAGAATAGGAATTTGAGTCAGCAGGAAGTTGCTGATAGGATGGGCGTAACACAAGCATTTGTATCAATAATCGAATCGCATAACAATCCAACAATTAAAACACTAAGGAATTATTTCAACGCTATGGGCTATACACTAAGTATCGAGCCAAAGTTCGAAGGGTACAAGTCCATACTAAAAAAGAAAGAGTTATTATGAAAGTCAAATTAACATCAAAAAGAGAACTCCACGCTTATTTCAATTTAGGCCCGGATTCATTTATCAACTGGTTCTATTTCCGATTAAATACCAATAAAAGCATCAAAAAATTTGGTTTTACTATAGAAATAGATTTGCTAAAGCTTATAAATATTAGTATATTTACTATCGACAAAGATGATCCACATTTATTCATCTAAAAGTTACAGAAATGAATAATAAAATACATAACATGATGATCCAAGAGCCATTATTTTGGGACGGCAACTTTGAAATACCCACTAGTCCTAAATCTCTTAAGATTGATGTTATAAAATCACAATTTGCATGCGAATTAAATAATATTTGGCATAGCAGATTACCGGTTATTCATTGGAGTAATGTAGTTAGAAATAGATACTATATTTGTTATGGATTTAGCTATATGGGTATATGGATAGGATGTGCTATATGGAGTAGTCCAGTTAACCAAAATTTTGATATTGAATCTACATTAGAATTAAGGAGAATGGCTATTTCCGAATTGTGTCCTAAAAATACTGCTACATACACTATCAGTAAAATGATAAAAGATATTGAAACTAAATTCCCACTAGTTACAAAATTAATATCTTATCAAGATACAGAAGTTCATAACGGTACTATTTATAAAGCTAGTAACTGGTTTATAGATGCTGAAACTAAATTCAATTCATGGGGAAATAGTAGAAAAAGATCAAACGATCAAAGCAAAGCAGATAAAATCAGATGGGGCTATATCACAAAAAACAATAAACAAAACAATAATTATCAACAAACTTAACTAAAAATTAAATTATGAAAGAGTTAATTAAAAAGATGGTCGCAATCCAGTCAGAACTGAAAGCACCAAAGAACCAAGTCAATTCCTTCGGGAAGTACAAATATCGCTCATGTGAGGATATTATCGAGGCAGTTAAGCCGTTATTAGCAAAGCACCAACTTTATATGAACATTTCCGATAGTGTTGTAGAAATCGGTGGTAAAAATTACGTAGAAGCATTGGTAACTATTTATGATGGAGAAAATCAGCTAACTACTAAGGCTTATGCAAGAGAATCTCTAGATAAGAAAGGTATGGATGATGCACAGCAAACCGGAGCGACAAGCAGTTACTCTCGTAAATATGCACTATCAGGCTGTTTCGGTCTAGACGATACAAAAGATGCAGATGCAACAAACACTCATGGCAAAGAAGCGACGCCAGTAAATAGCTTTAAACCCTCAAACACCTTTTTATAATGGAAGAAGTAATTGAATACACCAAAACCTTTGACCCTGTTAGATATGAGATCAACTGGGATAATGTTACATCACTAGAAGATTTAAAAGACATCTTAAGTTCACTAGAGTTAGCATTTACAATTCCTGCTGAGGTAGCCCCACCTAAACAAAAGCTACTCCACGACAAAGGAATACTTAAAATCAAAGAATAATGAAAGGCGATCAAATTATAGCATGGGTATTAATTATTAGTACCTTTCTAATCGGAGGCAAGTCTTTAGGACTATTAGACATCACTTGGACTATTGCTTTTGCACCGGTAGCTACTTTAATGATAACTACTTTGGTTATATTTGTACTTAGCTTTATCTTTATGTATAAGGCAATCACTAAAAAAGAGAGGGAAGATGAAGACGATAGAGCATAAAAGCCCTGAATGGTTCAAAGTTAGAAGCGGAAAGTTTACTCCTAGTGAACTCCATAAGCTGATGACCGAACCTAAGAGCAAAGCGGATATTCTATCAGTTGGAGCGATAACCTATATCAAAGAAAAGATAGCAGAAACACTAATTGAGAACCTGCCAAATGAAAATGAATTTACAAATGCTGCGACAGCTTGGGGAAACTCTTACGAGGATGAAGCAATATCTCTATTCGCTGATTTATCGGATACGGAGATTATCAAACCCGGCTTTATTGAGCAGAATGATTACTTTGGCGGAACTCCTGATGGTATTGCTGCAGATGGTTCTTTTGGTATTGAGGTTAAGTGTCCTTATAACGCTACTATCCATTTGGATAATCTTATTCTCGATCCTTTGGATTTCCCGAAAGTTCGTAAAGAGTATTATTACCAAATTCAAGGCTATGCGTTATTGACCGGTATTGAGGATTGGTATTTTATCAGCTACGACCCACGTCAGCAAGATCCGTTCAAGTTGAGATATATCGTAGTAAAGCGAGATAAAGAAGTACAAAAAAGAATCATTGAAAAACTTAAAATAGCAAACGATTACAAACAAAAATTAATTAACAATCTAAAACAATTAAAATGAGTACAGAAAAGAAAACCCAGTACTGCGGTTCAGCACAAGAGTTAGGCGACAGCTTATTAATCGACCTAAACATCAATCAGTTAAGAGAAATCTTATCTAATCCTGATAACGCTCAATTCAAGAAAGAGTTCACTACGAAAGATGGGCAAACTCAGGAAGTAATTAAATTAAAAGCCGTTAAACGCAAAGAGGCACAAGGTTATTCTACCCACTTCTTATGTTTAAATGATTATGTCAAAGGTGAGAAAGCTCAAGAAAAAGATCTCCCTTTCTAAAATCAAGTTTACCGACGATTATCGTTGGGACTTAGCTTTTGAAGCAATCAAGGAATTAACAGGAGTTAGCCCGAACGCCATTAGAAGGTCTAGTAGGGTTACTCCACTTCCTGCTGCTAGGATGATGTTGGCTTACCTAATGTACAAGGATTTAGGAATGACACCAGCTTATATTTCTCATCAAATGAATAAGGATAGAACAAATCTTTATTACGAGATTTCAGCACTAGAGGAGTATAAGCAGACAGACCCTTACAAAAGCTATTACGAAGCGTTTAGCGAATTATTTTACAAGAAATTAAAAGACTTAGGTTATTGTTGTCCTTGCTGTGGAGCATTAGAGCCATTAGTAAAAGGAGACAAGCCATTAAAACCAAATAAACAATGAGAGTAATAAATTTTAGCGGTGGAAAGACATCTGCATTGATGACTATTCTGCTAAAGCCTACGGAAGAAGATATTGTCTTGTTTACTGATACCGGTAGAGAACATCCGTTGACTTACAAGTTTATAGATGACTTTGAATCAAATGAAGGTATCAAGGTAACTAAAATTTCTTATGATGGAGGATTCGAAGGCATGCTAGAGAAGAATAAGTTTCTTCCTAACCCAATGATCCGTAAATGCACCGTAGAACTTAAAATTAAAACTGCTAAGAGATACTTACGCTCAATAGGAATACAAAGATTCGATAGTTATATTGGATTTAGAGCTGATGAAGATAGAAGGGTAAAAACCTACAAGCAAATGCACAAAAAGGTAACCCCACACTTCCCACTTTATGACATGGGTATAACTAAAGACGATGTAAACCAATATTGGGAATCTAAGCCTTATAAGTTAGAAATACCTTCAATATTAGGCAACTGCGATTTATGCTTCCTAAAGGGTAAAAATGCGATTATTACTATATTGCAACATTATCCTGAGTTGGCTGACAAGTGGATTGCAGATGAGAAACGAATCGGTGCTACTTACTTTAAGGACATTAGCTACGAAGAATTGCTAAATTTAGCACAAAAACAATTATCTTTATTTGAATTAGACAAACAATTACCTGCATACTCTTGCAGTTGCACAAATTAAAAACCAAAATTATGATACATAACCCAAAACCAGTAGATTTAGAACTATTAAAAGACACTTGCTGTCGTATTTTTGAAGTAAATATTGATGATTTATTAAGTCCTTCCAGAAAGCGTCATATCATGGATGGTAGACGAGCATTTTTCTATATCCTTAGAACCGAGTATGGTTATAGCGAACTAGGAATCTCACGAGCAATTGGAGGCACTAGAGACCACTCTACAATCATGCACTCTAACTACTCAACTGCTGACTTATTAGACGCTGATTATACCTTTGCGAGTAAATACAAGCAACTATACGAAAGCTTTACATTACGTCAATATGTTAAGCCATTACCGCCAAAACCTAAGACGTACAATATGAAATTAAAGCCTATCTACAACTACTATACTGACGATATGTTGGCTAAGTCTAAGCTGAAGATGGATTATAGAGTTAAACTACTTTCTGATAATTACAAGAAGGATGTGATTAAATTTATGGACAAATACGGCAATATTACAGCTTGTACGGTTAAGTTTAACATATCTAGACTGCTTGTTCAACGAATCATAAAGGAGATGGCAAAATGAGCGGATTTTTCTATACGATGCCTGCTGCTGTTTTCTACGATAAAGAGCTTTCTGCTAATGCCAAATTGATTGCTTGTATCATTGCAAATTTCTGCGATAAATACGGAGTTTGTACGGTTACAAATAAGCATCTAGGTAATGTTTTAGGGAAGTCAGATCGTAGTCTTTCTAGGCTTATTTCTGAGCTAAATGAAGCAGGTTATATTGACGTAAAAGTAGATATTTTAGACTCAAATAAACGTACGATTACCCTCACGACAAAAATGTCTATACCTCACGACAAAAATGACGTGACCTCACGACAAAAATGTCTACATAATAATACTATAGATAATAATATTAAAAATAATATAAAAGATGTTGAGGAAATTGTTAATTATTTGAACGAAAAGACAGGCTCTAAATACAGAACTGGAAATCAAAATACTTGTAGGTCTATCAACGGAAGATTAAGCGAAGGATATACCGTAGAAGATTTTAAAACCGTTATAGATTCACAGGTTGCGAGATGGACAGGAACTGAGTACGAACAATACCTAACTCCAAATACTTTATTTAGTCCTAGCAAATTCGAAAAATATCTTAACTTTGCTAAACAACCTAAAGAACAAAAACCAAAAATCAAAGCATAATGAGTATTAAGAATTTATATTCAGTTAAATCAATAGACAGCTACGAGTGCTATGATTGGCTACTGAACAAGCACTATGCTAAAAGAATACCATCAATAAGTTATTCATTCGGTTTGTTTAAAGAGAATATTTTAAATGGCGTAATGACCATTGGTAAACCAGCTAGTAATTCACTTTGTGAAGGTATATGCGGATATGAGAATAGTAAATACGTTTATGAGTTAAACAGATTGGTTATAAACGAAGGATTAGATAAAAATGTATTGAGTTTTTTTGTATCAAATGCAATTAAGCTAATAAAAGAAAATCTGATTATTGTTAGTTATGCTGATACTGAATGGGGACACAATGGATATATTTATCAAGCAACAAATTGGATTTATACCGGATGCACAAAGGAAAGAACTGATATTGGACTTGAAGATGGATCGCACTCTAGGCACTATGACAAAAATTTAGATTATGCAAATAATAGGAAGAAAAGAAGTAGCAAACATAGATATGTATTTTTTATTGGTGATATGAAAAACCAATTTAAGAGCCAGTTAAGATACAAGATAGAAAGTTATCCAAAGGGCGATAATAAAAGATACGATGCTAGTTACATACCTAAACCACAATTAAATTTATTCTAATGACACGCATACAACCACACAATATCGAAATCGAAGAACAGGTGCTAGGGATTATCCTAAATGAACCTAAAGCATTTGTTACTGCGGTAAATATTATAAACGCTAATTGCTTTTACAAAAATGAACACCAAACTGTATTTAACGCTTTTACTAGCCTGTATTCTCAAGCAAAGCCAATAGACCTAGTGTCAGTAACTACCTACCTAAGAAACAACAACCACTTAGATAACGTAGGCGGCAACTTCTTTCTGATGGAGCTTATGGAGCGTGCAGGGACTTATTCTTCTTTCGAGTATTTCTGCCATACATTACTAGAATTAAGCGAACGTAGAGAGGGAATTGAGAAGTCAGCAAAACTAATCGACAGCCTATACGACCTATCTACCGATTTAGACGAAAATATGGTAATTGCAAACGAAGTCGTTTTAAGCCTTTCTAACGAAGTTTCTAATGTCGGTGGTGTCCAACTATCAACTGCACTACTTGAGATGATTAGAGAGCAGGAAAATGAGCTTAGAGGGGAATTCTCTGGTTGCAAGAGCAAGTACGTTGATTTAGATCGAGTAATCGTAGGCTTTAAGAACCAACAAGTTGCTGTATTAGCCGGTAGACCCGGAATGGGTAAAACAACCTTCGGGATTAACATTGCTTATAGACTTGCAAAGTACGATAAGACCCCAGTAGGTTTCTTTAGCTTAGAAATGAGTAGCGTAGAGTTAACCAAGAAGTTTGCGGCTATTGAATCACAAATTTGCAATTCTAGAATGACTATGTTGAATGAGAGACAAGTTTTAGATTACTTTAGTGCAATACAATCCGTAGGAGACTTGCCAATCTTTATCGACGATAAGCCAGGTGCTTCTATAGACGAGATTAGAGCAAGAGCAATTACAATGAAGCGTAAGCATGACGTTAAGCTGATAGTTATCGACTATTTGCAACTAATTACGACCAAGTCTAGAAGCGGTAATAGAGAACAGGAGATTTCGGAGATTAGTAGAAAGGTAAAGCTATTGGCAAAGGAACTAAACATCCCAATTATCGCCATTTCTCAATTAAGCCGTCAGGTAGAACAATCAGACCCTAAAGTACCTTTCCTACACCACCTAAGAGAATCAGGAAGTATCGAGCAAGATGCGGATATGGTATTGATGTTATGGAGACCTGAGTACTATGATTATCCAAGTTTTGAATACGATGGAATAGACACAGATTCTCGTGGAATGGTAGTTACCTATGTGAGAAAGAATAGGAATGGAGAGACCGGTAAAGCCCTAATGAAGTGTAATTTGGCATATGCAAGTTTCTACGATAATAATGTTGATAATTTTATGTTGCCAAATACAGACTTTTGATTTAACTTAGTCAAAAATAATAACAATGGATCAGAACAAAGCAATTCAAATCTTAGTGGAAGTAGCTCTAGTTGCTCAAGCTAAAGGTGTATTGTCGTTAGATGACGCAGTACTGGTAAAGGAAGCTATTGATGCTTTCAAATTACCTAGTGAGGGAGAAGAAGTGAGCGGAGATGACGCTAAAGAGGATTAACTATAACGTAGAGATCCTAGAGAGGCTAAGAGAATATCTTTTAGCTAATCCAAACGTGAGGTTTTGTCAAGCCTTATACAATTTACGGATTGTAGACAAGCAAGACAGGTATAGCGAAGAATCATCTAGAACTCTGTCAAGGGTGAGAGAAAGTTTAGAGGACGAAGATGAGGATTTCTTATACTAACGTAGAGGAGCTGATAGGAAGCGTTTGGAAATTTAACAATTCAGGTGGCTGTGAAGTCGAACTGGTAAGCGTAGGGAAGGCGATTAGTAAGTTGTCCGGTAAACTTCTTATTTTTCGCCACCTCACCTACGATAAACCCAATTTTACAACAAACGAGGCAGACTTTAAACGTAGTTTTAGTTGGGCCGATAGGATAAAGTAAGTAGGGATAGCGAGGCTAAACATTAACAGGTGTTTTTTAATTATACAAATCGCTATCTCACTTACCTAAATTATTAACCATGAAAGTTTACGAAGCATTGGCGGAGCAGATTAAGAAGAACAAGCAGATTGAGGCATTGATGCAACTCAAAAAGCAAAAGGAGTATGAATTGAGAGAAATTAGGCTAACGCTTAGAAAGTTAATTCAGCGATGACAGTATCACACGACCATATAGACTGGTGGAAAAAGAATATGAGTACAAGTTCAGATAAGAGAGTATTTGAGAGCGGTTCACAGCGGGATAGTGATACCAACAAGCCATTAACAACAGCACTTACAGCGTATGCTAGATTGCGTTATGGTTATCATCTACGTAAAGGCTCTAATAACTATGGAAAAGATAATTGGAAGCTAGGTCAGCCAAGTGAGGCTTTATTGGAGAGTTTAGATCGACACCTTGCTCAGTACCTATCAGGAGACCGGTCGGAAGATCACTTATCAGCTATTATGTTCGGGGTGGTAATGCTAATGCAGAACGAGGAAAAAGAAGGGATTCCTGTTGATAATTATTTTACGAAAGTTTAAGTTTAGTTAGTATATTTGATTAATAGTTGTGGTTACCGTCTAGAGGTTTATTTGGTTACCCTTTAGACAAAAGATTGGGGGCATTACGCCCCCTTTCCTTTTTACACTGGCTCGATCTCTATTACCAGCTTGTCAGCACCTTCCCGATAAGCGTACACTAACTCTTGTACATATCGGACATTATCGTCTTTAAATATTTGTCCTTTAGCTAAGTCTAGAAAGCATTTAGCCCATAACCCACACTTGTTATCCAAATCCCAATTTTTAAGCTCTCTATGGTAGGTTATTTTGACTCTGACAGGTTCTTCTATTAACCCTATCTCAGCAAACTCCTTAGACCATAAGAATTGCTTTAACTCATGGACGATTCTTTGACGAACCGAGTAATGGATGCCTGCATAAATTGCATTGTAACCCAAATAAATCTTACGCTTTTTGAGCTTACCAATTTCAATAAATGTAGGCGGGTTATCATAAGTTAGCTTAATCATTTTATGAAAGTAACCCAATGAGTTTGCATTTTAATACCCGACTTATGCCCAAATAAAGGTTGTTTGTCTGTTAGCTTTAATATCTCCTTTACTGGGAATCTTACTTCATTCCACTTAAATATTAAAACACCATTCGGCTTAAGAACTCTAAAACATTCCTCAAATCCCTTTCTTAACATTTCTCTCCAATCCCCTTGAAGTGATCCGTATTTTTTTGTTATTTGGCTATCGTTTTTCTGCTCAATATGAGGAGGGTCAAACACTACCAAATGAAAACTATTATCCGGTTGCTTTATATCTGTAAAATCACCAATAATATCAGGGGAGATTATATTAGTTTTTGTACCGCATGGGTATATATCAATATGAGTTTCACATCTTCTATCTAGAAACAATGCCCTCTCGTCATTTTTGTTAAACCACATCCCTTTAGGGCCACAGCAAACATCTAAAACTACTGCGTTATCTTTCATAATTTATTTTCTAATGCTTAGGAAGTCTATAATGGCTTCTATTTCGTCACAAATCTTTATCTGGAGAGCATACTTCTGAGGAGCGTTACTTTCTTCTAAAAGGTTATGAAGCTCGCCTAGCGTAAGCATATATTCAGCTAAATCGCCAAAGGTTAACTTCTCAGTTTGCTCCTCTTGTTTATCCTTTACAGCCATTCTATTTTAGATCCTAAATCCATTGGAATAAATAAAGCTATCTTTCCGTCGATTACAATACCACAGCCCAAAGTAGGTTTCTTAGCATATACCTTACCATAAGCCATTGCATAAGCCTTTACATCAACCCCACAGCCTACGTTCATGCCAAATATCATATCTCTTTCGCTTGCACTATACATTACCCCACCAAAACTATGGATATGACCAATAACTGTCGATTGACGATTATCTCTTGCTCTATTAACTGCACCCATCTGACCACTACTTCCTGTACCATGTTGGTAGATAACATTATCAATCTCGTGTGAGTGCTTCCAAGTCCAACCTTCAGGATAACCCATCATTTCATTATAAGTCTTAAACATAGCTTTAGGTAAGCCTGCAGTTTGTAACTTACGATGAGGTAGACTTGAGTGGTTGCCTATACAGCCATAAACTTCAGGGAAAGCCTTCCACCATTGCTCATGCTCTTTTCTAGCTAAATCAAGTTCGCTACCGGCTGAATGACCATCTGGATCAGTCTCATGATAACTAATAGCATGGAAGTCAGTATCGTCACCAATGTCAACAATCGTGTTAACTTGGAACTTATTAAAGACTTCGTAAACGAATTTAAAATAATCTGGATGAGTAAATGGAGCGTGGCGATCGCCAATAATTCCAACGACATTTGAGTTTCTAAAGCTCTTTACTAAATCGTATTCACCAGAGTTTAATCTTGGACGAAACATATTTCTTTAAGTTTGATTTTAACACTAAGATAAATACTATAATGCTAATAATCAAGAATGTAAGCCAATCTAAATTAAATGACTTTCCTTTCGCAACAACTTCTTTACCTTTATCCTTCACGTAAATATTTCTATATTCTATCTTTTTCTCGTATATCTTAACAGGAACAGCCTTTTCTCTCTCTATCGACTTGATGTAGTATCTACCGTCTTTATACAAGATAGTAACCTTACCTCCAAGATTTGTTGATAAGTTAATAGTTGTATCTTTAAGCGGTTGAGTAAAAGAATAGGTAATTGTGTCTGATTTGATAGTGATAATGGTATCGACTACTCGTTCAGTAACTACCTTAGTTTTGTCTATAAAGATGCTATCAGTCTTGGTTACTATTCGGGTCTTGAAGATCCCACAAGCAGAGCAAAACAACCACAATAACAAGAACAGCCATTTACTTACTTTCATCTTTTGCAGCAATTAATCCTAACCCAGTAGCAATAGCTACACCAGCATCTGCCCAACTTGCCTTGCCTAAAAACACACTAATGGCAGCACCTATCATAAGACCCCAACCGAATAGACTTGTTTTCCAGCTTTTCCCTAACATCTTTTTCATTTGCCCTGTCCTCTATATTTCTTTTTATAATTCTTGCTTGTTTTTAAGGTAGTATCGCTTTTCTTGTGGCGATTAGGTCTTTTAACCTTTGGTTTTTTCTTGAACAACTTAATATCCGATACTTTTGCTTTAGCCATTTTTCTTTATTATTTCTATCTCGTGTATTTCCTTGCCTAGCAGCTTCGTCAATTCCTTTTCCGTCGACCCAAATATCCAATTCATTACCCCTCTAACTGTCGGATGAACCTTATTAAGATTTCTTTGACGAGCAATTAGCGGACAACCTTCTGTGTTTAAATGGGTATTTCCTCCATGGAGGCGAACTCCTTCAAAACCTTTCACGTCATGGATTAATGGCATAGGTCTTTTAAAGCGATTAGAAGGCGTTACAGACACTTTGTAGATGCCAGTAGGTATTGCTGTTTGATTCTTAATTTTGCGGGCTTGTATGTCAGCTAATGCGTTGGATTGTTTTAGACCTCTGTCCTTATCCTCTAGCGTATAGCAGAAAAACTTGCCATCAATGTAAAGGCTTCCTAATGTCTCCGTTGGAGTAAAATACTCCCTAACCAATTTAAGTTTCATTTGCTCATCAAGTCTTTAATAAAATTCAATATACCCAAGCCTACAAGGGTTACAAGTGCGTAGAAATAGGACTTATACTTTTTAAGGTCGGTCTCTAGTGCTTCTACTGTCTTTTTTGTGATGTTATAATCTTCTACTAACCCACGTTGATCAGGGAACGACGAATTACCAGCTAAAAGCGTATGGACGTCTTTAATCATTTCTTTTAATTCGGTAAGCTCTTCTTTAATGGTTTCTATTTCTTGAGCCATAACGTCTAATCGGTTTTTTTCGTGGGTGGTCATCTTATTCTGTTACTAAAACTGTTTCTATATCTATTGCTGTTGGGTCTATAAATTGTGATGAGTACAGAACAACATCTTGTGTCCCCTGCTTGAAATCATTCATATAATCTAATAATACAAATACCTTTTCTGTAAACCCGGATATTGTGTACCTAAACTTTGAACCTATTGGATATAAGGTAGATTTATAATTACCAGTTATGATTACATTATTTAGTCCTGTATTGTAATATATCGGTTTAGTTATCGTATTTATAGAATTTGTAGTAGATATTGCTTGTCCTATAGAATCTGAACTTAATGGATCATAAAACTCAGTCATCATCAGATTTGATATAGAGTAAGATCTATAAGTTGGAGATATAGATGCTAATCCAAGAGGTGTAGTTGTATCTTGCAAATCAGAAATATATCTAAATGAGTCATATAAATAGAATATCGAATCCATAGTTAATGAATCCTTGTTGTTATTTACATTATTCCCAGTAGTTCTATAGGTTACATTACCCGGAGACGCAGTAGATGCATTACCGCTAAATACCTGAATCATTGCGTAATCTATAAACATCCAAGAAGCTGTTGTAGGACTTTCACTAGATCCAATTGTTGGCGACCAAGGAAGTAAAAAACGCAAATAAACTTGTCCGTCTCTAGGCATCTTCAAGCTCTTTAAATGAACAGATTTGCTAGTTAATGGCAGGTATGTTAATGTATTTGTAAATCCAGTTGCTGTAGAATTTAAATAGAATGTTAATTGATTGCCAGAATTATTAGGGTCTGGATATTTAAAAACAACAGCTACTTTAGTTTGAGGTCTGTATATCGTACCCAATCTCGCATCGAAATCATAAGAGAAAGATACGTTTACAAAATCGCCTTGTTTTACTTCAACTGGGTTTAATGTTTGTAAATACTTAGTATCGTCTTGTGATGTGCCTATTGAATATATGCTAGATGCACCCCATCTATAATTGTAAGGAGAAGAGGTTATTGTAGCGTATGGGAATAATCCAGCTTGTCTATATTGTATATTGCCCTCAAGGTATTTATTAGCATATCCATTTAAATCCCAATTTGTAATAAAGGTCTGATAGGTAGGCACACCAGAAACTAATCCCATGTATCTAACATCGCTGACTTTAACGTAGCAGTTATCTTGATTTGACGCTGTTGCTATTTTGTTAGTTAAGTCTATATATTTGGTAGGTAATGAATATCTAACAGTTTGAGATTGCCCTATATTTTTAAATGTTGACGAGTTTAACTCAATTACAGTATCTTCCTCTACATAATCCGATACGTACAGGCCAGTTGTTTTATCATACTCTTTATATGTTCTTGACTCATTGTTAACCAACTCATCATAGTTTGCTACATATAAATAGCCATTTTTTTGGTAGGTTATAAGCCCAAATTGATTACAAATACCATTCAATATATCATAGAAACTCATATACTCATTTATATTCTTCAGTAATGAATTTTTGAGTACATAAGTATTTGTTATAGTGTTTTCTAAAATCTCAGTCCCACCATATATTGTAATCATCTCAAATGGAGAATTGATTCTCATATTGAAATTTAACCCAGACTCCATTAAACAATTTACAAGCAAATCATTTATAGATACCTGTTCGTGTGCAAAATACTTGATTACAGTTTTATTTAAATCTACTATAGTATTTGCTATTACGTTCGATGTCGTATTTATCGAGAATGTGCCTGTTGGTGTATATGGAGGTAATAGATTGTAGATATTTAATTGGAAATAAATACCATCGTTTTGATCTAAACTAAAATCCCAATTTAAAGTTATTGTAGTTGGGGAAAGGAAGTTTATCTCGTATTTTTGGAAATACTTTATATTAGCTACATTGGAGTCGTTAACAACGTAGGCAGCAAATTCAGCTCTATCTAATAAGTCTAGATTGTTTGTGCAGTCTAATGTTATTGTAAGCCTAGTAGATACCGGATCAACTCCAGCATTTTTTATACGACTTAATCCACCTGTAGTTGTATCTATAGCTAATCCAGTAGACGTAGAAGCATCAAATGTAAAGTTCCCATTACTTGATCTAGCATTAAAAGAAACTGAAGCTAATTGTTCTGGTGCTGGAGGCGGAGCGTCATTATATCCGAATGAGTTGGCCTTAATCAAACTAACATCCGAAAATTTCATTATAAACTCAATAGGATCTATCTCATCTAAGTAAGTATCAGATGTTGTTATGTAGAATCCTCTCCAAACTAAATTAACACCTTTTTTTACATCAATATAAAATGTATCTGGCTGTGCTGTTAAAAACTCATCAAAATCAAATGCATCTTCATTCCATAAACCAGTATATTCATCCCAATTCGTTGGAACATCTTCCCAGTACCTAAGAGATAAGCCCCTAAAGAATAAATTCAAGGTTGCTGTCGATGCTATAACTGGTCTATAAGATGACTCACCATCCATATCAGTTTGAATAGTCAATGGCGTACCACCTAGTGTTATCTCATATACATTCCCAACGTAATCTTTTTTATAAATCGTTGCTGTATATTGTTGCGTAGTATTCTGAAATATATCAGAGAATGTAGCTATGTATTTTGCTCCGTAAGCCATTAATAATATCCGTTTCTGTTTTTATCAGCTCTATTAACTAAAATCGCTAAGTCGTTCCCACTTATTCTTGTCTGCAACGTCATAGGGTTGTTACTATTCATGCTCATTGTTCCATTCTGAAAAGCAGTTGGTAGAGCTAAAAAGTTAGGCCCTGATTGCCCTGTAGGTGGCATAGCCATATTGTTACCACCGCTTGGGTTTCTAGCAAACCCGCCTAAGGCTCCTGCTGCAATTTTCAATGCGATACCGGCAGCTAATGCAACACCCCAGTTTGCAGGATTAAATAAGTTTGCTAATGCCGTAGAGAATGTCAAGCCAGCAAGAGATGCAGCAATCAACATATCGCCAAATTGTGATAACACAGATGCCAGAGAGCCTAATATAGCTTTCCCAAATGCCTTCCCAACATTACCTCCAGTAGCAAAAGCATCACCTATTGCCATCATTGCATTTCCTATAGTAAGGGCTATACCATTTGTAAATATATCATCTATTTGCTGTTCTATTCTTATCATTTCAAGAACAAAGTTTTTTAATTGCTCTTTTTGATAATCAAATAATTTACTAGGGAATAACTCTACTGGTTTTACTTGATCCTTTAATCTAGGTGTTACAAGTCCAGGCAAAGACTCATAAGACATTTTACCATATAGTTTTTCTGATATTTTGTCTCTTGATTGCCTTAGCTTATCTAAAGATTCTGTAGTTGCATCTACTTGTTTCCCTCCCTTAAATAATCCATCGAAGAAATCTCTAAAACTAAATGATGCTGCATCTGCTGTATCTGAAGCGAATTTTAAGCCATCCCCGAATTGAACTAATTGCTCACCTGCTGCTTTTATTATAGCTCCTTTTAATGGATCAAATGTAGATACGAATGTTCCTAATAATGTAGATGATGTCTTTACAAATATTTGAATTAATCCAATAATATTGTTTATGACGTTCTTGGCTATGTTACCCAAAGCCTCAAAAGCTCCGCCAAAATCTCCTTTTATCACAGCAGCGGCAAATCTAAATATATTCAGGACATTATTCATAGTATTGTAAATAATACCGTAGAATACTCTAAATATAGTAGATATATCAGAACCGAAATTATTCCAAACGGAAATGGAGAAATCCACAGCTGCTTCCATTATTTGCTTTATAAGTCCAACAGCCTCCTCTAATCCAGCTACCGCAGCACTTAACATATTTGATGCAGGAGGAGTACTTAGGTAATTAACTAATCGCCCTATAGCACTCTCACTATCCTCACCCATCTTTTTTATAGCACCAGATACCGTTCCTCCATTTCTCTCTACGCCTTGTGCCCAATAAGCAAATACAGTAAGACCTGCAGCTAATGCAGAACCAATGACAGATAAAGCAGCACCAAATCCTGCAGATACTCCAGATAGTAAAACTAATTGGTCTATAAGGATAGGAATGTTGTTAGATATAGCGAGAACCCCAAGCCCGAAGCTCTGAGAGAAGAAACCCGCATCTCGAATAACCTGACCAAATGCAAATGTAGCTAATCTAGCCCTATTCATATCACCACCAACTCTATTTATACTTTGGCTCATGGCATTAAATGAACCCGATGTATTCTCTGAAGTTGCTTTTAGTGAATTTAAGGTTGATTGTGCAGATTTTATACTGGCTTGTAGATTGCTTATATCGGCAGTTATCTTGACCTGAAAATTACTATCCATTATTATCTAGTTTTTCTACGACCTTTTGGAAGGCCTCTTTTGTTAGTGGTTCTTGCTTAGGCTTTTTAGGTTTGCCTATCTTATCTGTCCAAAGCGGGAGTATTTGCTCAGGTTTCTTTTGGTCTTGACGTTTACCAACATTAGCGTTGTAAATCATAGACACAATAGTCCTAGTATGCTCCCAGTCTTGGGTTTTTCTTTTAATCTGACCATAAGCATACCTATTATAGTTTGCCCACGTCATATCGAAGAATTGGTCGGGAAGAAGCCCTACTTCACATATCGCAAAGTCTACGACCTCTTCCCAGCCTATTTTTTTGGCGTATTACCGCCTTTAGAATTAGATCCCATCGCCTCCTGAATCTCGATTACTCCTTGAGTAGCTTTTACTGACTCCTCGAATACTTGAGTGATTTCTGTAATTTGGTGAATAGGCATATCGTCTACCCAGCTAACTACATCCTCGTAAGTGAAGTCCTCAGTTTCTTTCTTAATGAAGCAGTTGTTCTTTAATCCGCAATAAACCAAATCAGCACATAGCTTAATAGGGTTTTGCTCGTTGAACTCTACTACTCCGGTATTGTTGAGCTTTGAATACTCGATTAATGCGTAGTTACCGAATTTAACACCACGCTTTTTACCACCTAATTCTAATTGAATATAACCTGTCATAATTTTCTCCTTTTTAATAGTAGTTGTGGCTACCGTCTAGGAGAGTTTAATTAGGATACAGTAGATTGGGTTAATGCTCCAGTACCTTGGAAAGATACGCTGAAACCTGAAGGGCTTTCCATATCAGCAGTCTGAGAGATAGAAGATACATAAGCTGAACCGCTTAACAACATATCACCAGCAGTTGAAGTAGAGAAAGTAACCGATACAGTATTACGTGCAATTAACATTGCTACTAATTCGTCAGTTTCTACACTTGCAGAAGTTGCGTAGTCGATAAGACCATCTGAAGATAAAGTCCAAGAACGTACACCTGCGAAGAACTCCGCCCATCCAGCTGAATCTTTTGTAGTTGCATCAGGCATATCTACGCTCATTTCTAAACTTGCAGTAGTTGCTTTCAATAAAGGCACACCACCGACTTTGATTACTAAATTTGTTCCGTTAATTAAGGCCATTGTTTTGTTATTTTAAATTGTTAATGATTATGCTACTGTTTCAGCAAAGATTTCTGTTCCTTGCAATGTTCCTGAGTAAGTTACTACATCTTCCATAGGGCCATCGATAGTCAAGCTAGATACATAAACGTATCCGTTATAAACTAAAGTACCTGCTAAGTTTGTAGTAAACTTAACTAAGAATTTTGTTTTGTTCTCTACGGCTGTTTCTAACCATGCTGGATCAATATCATCCGAATAGTCTACTAAGCCTTCAAAGTCCAAAGTAAATGATCTGCTACCCATAATAAATTCGCTCCAACCTGAAGAGCTTCTAGAGGTAGCATCAATAGGGTTTGCCTCAACATTTAATGTGAAGCTACGAGAGTGTCCGAACGCTTTGTTGGTTACTCCGTCTAGTACATAAAGTACAAGGTCTGTTCCGTTTACTAATGCCATTTTATAATTGTTCTACTATATTTCTAATTCTAATTACTTTTCTTACCTCATAGAAGCCATCAAATTGACTTTCGATATATCCTGTTGACTCTAACAAGTTAGTGATAACCTTAAAGTCAGGAGCTGCATCGGGTAGGCTCGCTCTATTTATTAAAAGCTGCATTACCTGATTTGATATATTATCCGCATCTGCTTTTGAGTAGTTAGTTCCATCTGTTCCTGTGAAGACCTGTACTGTAACTACGCAGTTGCTATTGAAATTACTTTTAGTCGAGTTATCTACTACACTCACATTAGATACTTGGATATAGGGATAATTCGCACTATCAGGTACGTTATCATAAACAGGCACAGCTACTGCATTTAAAGTAACCGCTCCATTGAGTTTGGCGTAATAAGCCTTTCTTAAACTATATCCTACGTCTTTCATAATACTTTCGTCACTTTCGCTTTCGCTTCGTGTTAGTTATTAAATGGTGGAGGTAAAGTAGCGTCAATTGGATTCTTTTGTAGTTCGATATTAGCAGCAAGTCCTGTGTCGATTGATTCAACGTCTAAGGTAGCTTCTAACCAACTTTCTACTTCTTCCTTAGTTAAATCTTCGTAGCTTACAAACTGCTCAGGAGTAGGGTTTCCTACAGCACAAGTACCATAAACTTCAGCACTATATTCTCCTTCTACCGCACTTCTTCTCCAATGAACGTTATAAACTACGTCTTTCATTTCGCCTTCGGACAACTTAACGTCCATAGCACTTATAATCCAATTATATTCCATTATTTATTTTTTAATTCGTCTAATTCTGCTTTTAACTCTTGTATCGACTGAATAAGTATAGGTACAAGTTTAGAGTAGTCTACTGATTGATGCATTTCTCCGTCTTTCTCTCCGTTTACTGCGTAAGGTATAACCTCTGCAATCTCATGAGCAACCACACCGTAATTCCTGTCCTCTACGCCCTTCCATTTGAAGTCGTACACTTTTATATCTTTTATGATAGAAAGTCCGTTAAATGGCTTTAAATCTTCTTTTAGACGATAATCTGATGATGTGTTGAATGATGTTGCGTAAGTATTGGTAGAAATTGAACCTACGGTTGATAATGTGTTTCTAAAGTATAGGTGGTAACGAGTATCTGATGAGTTTACGTTTGTTGTAATACCTGATTGATCAGTACCGACCTCTATTGATAATCTTGATGTGTTGTAGGTTGTAGAACCACCAATGTAAGCAAAAGTTGAACCATTTGTTCCTATTGCTACGTTACCACCAAGTAGATTGATAGAGCCACCACTACCACCCATCTGATTTGCTCTTAGTGATATTGAACGGTATCCATCAAAGAATATATTTGTTGAGTTGTCATAAACTCTATATGTTGTAGCGGTTCCGGCACGAGTTCCCTCATAGTAATATAAGTCAGAATCCGTACCCTCAACTCTAATATATCCACCTGCAACATTTAATTTAGTAACTGGGCCACTTGTACCTATACCTACGTTACCACTATTCTTAATCCAAATAGCATCAATCACACTTTGGCTTGAATACCCATTATTTCTAACAGAAGATAATACTAAATCAGATGCCCATCCATAATCTACGTTTATACTTCTAATTGAAGAACCAACAAGCGTTGTTCCGTTATTTGCATTGTTATAGAATTGTATCCTCGCACCGTTACCACTTAATGTATTACTTGCTGTATTATTTGTTAATTTTAAAGCATCATAAATGCCGTTAGTCCCATTTTGGAAATATCCAGTAAGAATATCTGAATTTGAATGTAGTTTTGCTTGAGGACTTGTTGTTCCAATACCTACGTTACCAGATCCATTAATCCGCATACGCTCGGTATTGCTATTAACGAATACTAATCCATCTCCACCTGCGTTACCGATTGCTACAATATCTCCTTTTGTTCCAGTAAGAGGGCTCCCGCTACCATTCCAATAGGTCATTACTGGCAATAATAAAGAAGAAGATGCTCTTTGTAGATAAATTACATCATTTACTGTTAAGCTACCAGCTACGTGTAATTGAGTATTAGGATTACTTGTTCCGATACCTACTGCACCACCTGAAGTGATACGCATACGTTCAGAACCAGAAGTAGAGAAGTACATAGTACCTGCGTCACCATCTAATCTTAACCCGCCACTATCAAAACCAAGTGAACCAAATGTTGATGAGTTTGCAGTATTTCTAAATCTTATTGCTCCATAATTTGCTGCAACATCACTTCTGAATATATCTAATCCGAATCCAGCTACCGTGTCGATAGTTAGTTTTGCAGTTAGACTGCTAGTACCGATACCAACATTCCCAGTAGTATAATAAATATTACTTCCACTTGTAATCCATTGAGAAGAAACTTTATTATTGAAGGAAGTCCAATCAGATGAACTTAAAAGACCTCTTGCAGAACCTGAAGCGGTAGGAATATTAAATGTATGGACGCTACCTGCAGATGAGATAGCAAAGTCAGTTCCTGAAGTGCCAGTTTGCAAAGATTGAGAAACAGAAGTTAATCCGTTTAACGCAATAATTGCAGCAGATAACTTATTATTGAATGTAGTCCAATCGGTAGCACTTAAAAAACCATTTATAGAACCAGTTGCTTGTGGTATAGAGAAAGCACCAGTTGTATTGTTATAAAGCAATGGGCTAGTAGCCGATAAAGCAGTTAATGCAATATAGTTATTAGGATTTGTTGAATTGTAAGGAGTATATCCTAAAGCACCTGTAACATCACCACTTGTTAACGTAATCGCCCCTGTTCTTGTATTGAATGAACTAACACCAGCTACTATTGTCCAAGTTCTATCTGCTGATAAATCAAAAGTAGTCCCGTTAATTGTAAGGGTTCTTGATGTAGGAGTATATGTTGTTGAATCAACGCTGCCGTCTGCTTTTAGGAACTGAGAGGATGTACCTCCTGTTCTAATTAGCGAAGAAGCTGTCAAAGAACCTGTAACCGAAGTCGCTACTCCGATTGTAACTGCCGACCCTGTATCTGTAATTGTAGAATCAGCGATTGAAGAACTGCTAGAGAACTTGGCTAACTTATTTAAAGTACCTGTTCCCGCAATCTTATTATTGAAAGTCGACCAATCAGTAGAAGTTAAATAACCGCTATTTGAACTAGTCGCAGCACCTAACTTGGTTTCGATAGATGCCTTTGTTTCGTCTCCTGTATTTGTTCCGCTAAGGTTAGAAGCGGTAATTGTACTTGTAACGTTTAAAGTACTTACAATCTCTACAGCAGAACTAGATAAGTATAATGGCGTATTGTTACCCAACCCATCCGTAATCCTTTTGAGAGATCCAGTAATAGAATCATTGTCCGTAACCTTTAGCAGGGAATCGTACGTTGATTGTATGGTATTACCGGTTAATGAAGCCATTTATATTTTTGTTCTAATATAGTAAAAAAAATTAACTTTTGCAACAATAGTTTTCAAGAGATTACTTCCAAAATCCTCGAATGAACTTAATGCCGTTTAAGTCTATATTATCTAAGAAATAATAAGTTCCGATGATACGCTCTTTGTTAAAGAATCTAGGATTATTACTCTTATATGGGGCTGCTATTGCACTTGTGTTTAATCCACTCTGGAACCCGCTTTGTATATTCAATACATCATTAGCTGTTTGACGAGTACCGAACTCTAGATAGATAAACTCTTTTATTGGTTTTGCGATAGCTAGTCCGCTTATTATATTCTTCCCTACATTCATTCTATAGTAAATAGGGTCTTGTGTTAATGTTATCCTATCTTGAGTGTTGTTAGAAGCGTATGCTCTATTTGTAGAGTTAGTAATTGTACTTACTGCCTCCTCTACCTTTTCCTCTGCTCTAGCGTGGATTCTTTCAACCCATCTCTTGTAATCGTATAATACTTTTGCTGGATCTGTTGTCTTAACTGCCATTAGTTTCTACGCCAAGCTATAATTTTAGTATAGTATCTATCTTCTCCTTCGTCGATAACTGAGTGAATGATATAATCGTTACCTCTATAGGTTATCTTGTAGGACTTGTTGATAGCTGCTGTTTCTGCTCTATATCTCAACACAAACATATATTTGTTATTGATAACCCTCTCCCCTCCTTCGATGAATAAATCTCCATCATAAGGTTTAACGGCAGCAAAGGTAGTTAGGTAGTTGCTATAAGTAGGCTTAGTACCACCTGCAGTATCAGTCGTATTGCTATAAGACTTTACAATGATAGTTTCCTTAAAATCGGATGTTTTGTAAACGCTATCTTTCATTAGAATAAATAAATTCTTCTATAGCTTTGAGCATGTTGTTTCGCTCCGTTAGATAATTCAGTTACTTGTGAGCTATCCATTACGTTTTCTCTAAACTCAAAGTCCATAGCTACTTGCTTTAAGATAGCCACTTTCAAGTCAGCAGGTAACGCAGTGTAACCAGCCACATATTCAATCTCGATAGGAGTATCGATTCCGTAGAATCTAATATTCTTAAAGTTATTCCCTGTTACTAAGTAATCAGTTCCTGCAGTTAAGGTAGTTTTAGTACCTGACTCGTCGATAGACTTAACGTGAGTTATAGATTGGATAGGTCCATAAGGTATATCAATATTCTCGGCTACTT